CATCAGCAAGGATGCGCAGCAGTTGACGCCATAGGTGAACTCTGTGCAAGCTTCAGTCCTGTCGTTGATCGTCTGAGTAGCAATGTTGATTGCTTCTATCAGTTCTTCTTGTGTGTAGTCCATAACATGCCTCCTGAGAGCCGCTGTGGGGCACCCTACAGTGCGTTAAGGGGATTTAGGTGCCCACCATAACCAAATGAGGCTACAGTGGGCTTATAGGGCTTATCTACGCCCGTTCTCTTTGTTGAGCATGTTGGTACCTGCTGCGATCTCTGGCATCATCTTCACAACCTCGTTGCGTGTGAGCCTTGAGACGTCGCCAGTGATGTTAATGTTGAACGTCTGTCCACCACCACCACTGCCACCACTCATGAAGTTGTCCACCTGATCCACAGGGACCACTAGTTCTCCTGGTTGGAGCATAGCTGGAACACTGTCAGCGTAAGACTTAGAGTTTGGTGTGGATGGTACGATGCCACCCTGATTGAAGCCTATTGCACCCATCAGGAAGTCAATACCTTGGCCAACTACAGAGTTGATGATCGACATAGTCAAGCTGTCCATCAGTGTCTCACCAATGGTGGACCAGTCGCCAGTTGCAATTGCATCCGACAACTCAGACTTAAGTACTCCAGCGAAGTCGTCAGCAATACCTTGTGCCCAAGACTTCTCCTCTTTGCCTTTAGTGCTCTTGCCGCCAGATCCACCACCACCAAGAGAGCCGCCCTTTGTTAGGTCCAGCTTACTTAGTTCAATTTCGTCAACCTTTAGCTCAACCCCAGCTTCCATCACCTGCACAAGCTTGGCGTAGTGAGGGTTAGCCTCATTTAGCAGATCTGTGTTTCTAGATAGTTCGTCAGAAAGAGACACGAATTTGTCGCTCAACTGTCTCATAGCTTCGCCGTTGGCCGCACCAACACGCTCTTCGTTTCCGCCAGTCAAGCCCATTAACTCGCCCAAGGCGCTGCCAGCAAGGCTGTCTTGCCACCTTGCGAAGATGATGGCCATGTTGTGGACAGCTTGCTGCCAGCTATCTTGGATACCGTTGAAGACTAAGGCAAGATAGAGACGGAGCTGATCTGCATATAAGCCTATTTTGTTGAACTCAAACTTTCCAGCGTCTGCGACAAGTTTGAACAACTGGCCAAAGCCGCCTAAGTTCTCAGCTAGGTTGCTGATCTTTTTGTAAAGTACACCAGCGGCTGCGATTAAAGCAAGAAAAGCAGACACCATAGCTAGAACCGGGTTAGCAAGCATAACAACTGTTAGGGCAGCAATTGCTGTTGCAATAGCACCTATGCCCGTCAGGATAGCTGGGAAGTCAGTAATGAGCATTCGCCAACCCTCAACTGCGTCAGCTATGAAGCCGATGAGTGGTCCGAGTGCGTTAGTTATCGTGTTTCTGATTATGACTGTCAGGGTCTGAAACTGGACGCCTAAGTTCTTTAGGTCAGCCAGTACGCTACTTTTGATCACTTGGTCTGTAGCAAGACCTAATCGTAGCATCTCTGCTGACTGGTCGCGCAGAAGTGGCAACAGCATGGTACTATCAGATGCGATGGCTTCCATATAGAACGTCATCTGCTCTTGTGACAGACCAGCTTTCTCTAGGCTGTCCACGTAAAGCTGCAAGCCCTCTTTCCCAGATAGGCCCTTGAAGCTATCAGCGGTCACGTCAACCAAAGGTGCTATCTGCTCAAAGAAGTCTTTCATAGGACCACCACCAGTTTGGAGGAAGTCATTCATCTTGTCGTTGACGTCTTTGATTATATCAGCATATTTCTCTGTTGACATGCCTATTGAGCCAAGGGCTGGATCTAGCCTCTGCAACTCTGTAGTACTCATGTTCGTCAGGTTTGAAAGGTTGCCGATCTCCTTAGCTAGATTGGTCATGCCACGCAATGCCATAGCGGATGCACCGATGGCTGCAACAGCGGTAGCGACACCCCTGACTGCCTTAGTGACGCCAGCGAAAGTCTTCTTCTGCTTGCTGCCCCATTTCTTTGTGGCAGCGTCAGCCTTGTTTAAATCCTTCTTTAGCCTAGCACTGTCAGCACTGAGGCCGATGGATAGGTTTGCAATAGTAGCCATTACTTAGACCCCCGTTTCTTGTTGAGGGCCTTAGCTTTCTTCTCGATAGCTGGCCCAAGTGTTTTACTAAATCTTGTGACCATCCCCTTGGCCTCTGCGTCAAAGGCCTTCTCAAGCATCCGCTTGGCTGGTAGGTTCATTGTGCCGAACTCTTGGTGGACAGCTCTTTTGTAGACGTTGTTGCCAAAGTATCCAACACGTCCTGCGATGATGGTTGTGCTCTTGTAGATGTTAGGTGAGTGCCTAAGCATGTCCCTCGTTGGCTTTCCTACCTTCTGTTTAACAGACTTTAGCAACCAACCATCATCGACAGGCGTACTGTCCTGCACCCTGGGCTTCAAGGGCTTAACAGCAGCCACCACAGCGGGTCTCATGGCTTGAGGGGCAGCTTTGCCACCGTACTCCTTTTGAAGTGCCACTAGGGCCTTCTCTAGATCCTTCAGGCCTTCAACCTTAATGGTGTCGTTCATGTCAAATATCCTTGTTACTTAGATGCCTCCAACAACCACGCTGGGGCACCAGCTTGCGGTAGCACAGATAGCATCTGCTGTGCTAAGTTGTCTTCCTTAGCCTTTACCCGATTAGCCTCGCCCTCGCCAAGAGAATGAAAGTCTTCCACGATTGGGAACATTTCGTGAAATTGTGCGGCAGGCGTTGCGTTGTACTTCTTGCCAGACGCTACTGCCACAGCAACCTCCTTCTGAAGGTGCTGTGAACAATATAGGGTGTAAACACTTCTGGCCTCACCATATGGACCCCACAGTCCGCCTTGCAGCGTGACGTAGAGTGCCTTGGCGTCCTCTATCGTGAGTTCATCCACAGTGGACAAGCTAGAACCATTGGCAAGCATGAAGGTTCTAACCTGAGTAAACCACTGCGTCTTTACTTTCCCAAATCTTTTGCATTCGGGTTCATGGCTTCACTAATGCCTGCGACGATCTCTTGAATGTCCTTGAGTGATAGCACAGACAGAATTTCCTCGTAAGTATCCACATCCTCAAACTTGTGACCACCTTCGTCACAGATTAGCTTTGTGAACAACTCAACGATTACCGCCTCTGGCTCGTCAGACAGACGTTCATTGACGCCACCAAAGATGTCCTGCATCTGCTTGGCTGGCATGTTGTGAATAAAGATGCCCTCAACCCCGATAGGGATTGGGCTGTTGTTCTTTACTTTGCTTAGTTTTGCCATGTCGTTAGTCCTTTTTCCAGCCACTTGGGCTGAGTGTTGTTGCATAAAATGTATCTACGTAATGTTGCGCCAATTGGATAGCTTCTTCTGCTGTCATCTCTTCAGAGGTCATCAGGCGAATGCCGATCTCAAAGACCATCTTCTTTTGGTTGCCACGGGAGAACCAAAACTCTGGCTCCTCTTGTGGATGTGCGTACTGAGACTGCTCCAGCATAGATTGCAAGATGGTGTCGTCAATCATTGTCTTAGTTTTCATTTGTTTCTCTCTTGTGAATAAAGTGGCCCCCAGCGAAACTGAGGGCCTTTAGGTTAAGCTGCGTCGATCCAAGTGATAGCACCAGAACGAGCAACAGAAACATCCATCTGGATGCGGTCGTCAATCGGCTGGTTTACCGTAGCGTCGGACACATAGCCATCAAAGGCTGCATAAGTGACGTTAGAACCCTGTGTGAACTTGATCACGAACGTGTGCTCTGAGAGACCATTGTCATCACGCAAGCTTGTGTGGACGGTGTCGTCAAGGTTAAGCGTCACGTTGAAGTCGAAGGAACCTGGATCAACTTGTCCTGGAAGCTTGCCCTTAACATCTTCGCCATAGACTGGGATGTCGATGACTGTGCGTGTCTTGTTGAGTGAGCCAATGTCAGCCACGTCAAGAACTTCGTTGCCAGATGCAGCAGTTGTTGCCATAGACGCTTCGTCTTTGACGGCATCAACAGAGGTTGAGTAGTAGAGTGTGGCGATAAAACCAGCAGCGCGACCTGTTACAGAAGCCATAGTAAATCTCCTTTGAGAGTTTGTTAATCGAGTAGAGTAATGTCAAGAATGATGCGATAGATCTTCTCGCCGTCATCGTTGAAGTTCTCAAGTGTGTTATCGACAGTTGACCTGCCAACAGTGGAGGAACCCATGGTCCCTGTGAATCCGTGGAACTCAGCAATGATACTGTCTTTTATAGCAGTAGCCTCTGAGTAGGTCTTAGTGTAGACATCAACCTGAAAGCGTGTCTCTCGCAGACCATATGATCCGCTGTAGAACGCCTCTCGAATACCACCCCTGCCACTGTAGACAACAGCAGGTAGGTTGGTAGTCTTAGCGATGGCTGGGAAGGCACGTGTGGGTGCTACTACCGTGGCTAACTTAGCCGCGAAGTCTTTAGTAAGTTGCATGTCATCTCCTTAAACAACCGTATCTTCAATCAGATCCACTAGGAACATGATCTCAGAACGCTTGCTGTGCATAGGGTCAATACCAACAACCTCAAAGTTCACACCGTCAACCTTCATGTAATCTCCCTTGACCACAGCAATTGTGTTGGTGTTCTTGCGCGTGTGGCAGAAGAACTTAGTGCTGTCCACAGTGCCAGTAGACTTAATTACATCCTTAAAGGACAGCGTATTGAGCCTGACGCCTGTGGAGAAGGAAAGGGTGCTTGCGTAGACCTCTTCACCGTAGTCATTGTAAGTAACAGACCTTGTGTAGAAGTCTGCCTTCTTTGGGTGTGTCAGCATGTTACCAACCTCTCAAAGATTGCACCAAGCGCATAGCTGTTAACTTAGTTGCATAAGATGCTTTTTCAGATGAGTTGTTGCGGTTCTCAAACAGTTCAGCAGCGACCAACAGCACGGCACGACTTACCTTCTGCGGTACAACATCAAGTGACGTAGTGTACGTGATGAAGCCAGCATAGGTGGACGTGCTACTTTTTCCAGCAGGTTGTGCTGAATACTTGATAGTTGGATACTTGCCAGATACGTCAATCCTATAATTACTGGAAGCATAAACCTGAGCGGCATTGTTGGTGTCCCAATAGTTTACTACAACACTAGATGCCGACTTGTGCGGCAAGGTTGTGTCATCAAAGTTTACCACGTTTACGCGCACAGACGTTGCCACCAGATACTCCCCAAGGAAGTCCGAGATGTATTCCTCAGCAGCTAGGAGAATACCCTGAAGCTCAGCATCGTAAGAGTTATCGCCAAACAGCAGCAAGTGGGTCTTTAGTTCTGCCACGGTAGTCTGAGACGTAGTGGCTGGGGTTGTTACTTGGTAATCCATATCTTCTCCTTAGTGTTGAGGTGGCCCCCACTCGTGAGAGCAGAGGCCAACAAGGTTAAGATAGATTAGGAAGCAGCCATCTTAAGTGTCTTAAGAGCAGAACGATCCCAGTCGGAGATGCCTGAACGCATTTCAGCATAGTAGACGTACTTACCTGGAACAGTCTGGTCGTAACGACCGATAGACGCCTGAGCACGCTGACCAATAACGAGGCCCTTCTTGAAGTCACCGTAAGCACCAGTCACAGCGTTTGCTGTTGGGGCTGCCATGTAAGGGTTCTCGAAGACAGGACGACCGAACAAGCGGAAGCCACCAAGCTCAGGGTCAAACAGAAGCTCAGAACCTGTGCCGCTGTTGGACAAAGTGCGAAGCTGGTTCATGATCTCAGAAGCGAACATGAAAGAACCGCCAACGCGTGCAACTGGGGACAGTGCGTAGTATAGGTCAACGATCTCAGCCCAAGTAACTTCGTCAGTTGCTGCTGCAACCTTACCTGCGTCCATTGTCTCCAGCTCAGTGACGTGTGCAGCAGCTTCAACAGAAGCAACTTCAGCCAACATGTCCTGCGCCCAGAACTGGTCGAAGCCTGGGATGTCGTTTACAGCTTCGATTGTTACGTCAGCACGTGCGTTGTAAGTCTGCACGATCAACTGAGTAACACCAACAGATGCTGTGGAAGTCTCAGCAACTTGCTTTGTGGCACCAGCGTTTTGTGCGTTGTGTGCGCCAGCACGAACAGGCAGATCGATTGCCTTGCTTGTGGTGTTCATTACAGAAGCCAACTGACGGATTGGGTTGCCGTCGAACATGGAGCCGATCAAGCCGAATGTCTCAACTTTACCACCAGTCACGTTGCGACCTTCTGTGATACCTTTGATCTCTACGTCAAGGTGCGCTTTACCTGTTGCTTCAACTGACTTTGCGAAGCCTTCGTTTACTGAGTTCATGATTTGGATTTCCTCTGGGGTTGCTTTGATAAGTGCTGGTGCAGGCATTGCGTCGAACTTTGCTTCGAGTGTTTCGAGAGCGCCTTTAAGTTCACCAATTTCAGCTTTGTCTGCTTTGGCTTCGATAGATGCGTCAACGTCAGCTTTTACAGCAACGCCAGAGAACTTATCTTCTACCTGTGCCTTGATTGCTTCAAGGGCTTCGTTTACTTCTTTAGACATGTTCATCCTTTCAGAGATGATGACGACATAGGTGCAGCATTCCGCCACAAGTTCTGTCATAGGGTTTTGGGTTGGTCGTGTATTAGAGCATTCCGCCCCAAACTGGTTACAGCTTAAAGCCTGCTAGGGCCTCAGCTAGTGTTTCTTTGTGCGCATCTGCTTCACGGAGGTTCTTAAGACCCTTCCAGCCAGAGAGGAACAGTGCCTCGCATTCGGACTTGGTTAGGCCACCTTCGATCAAGTGCTTCTTGAGCGCTGCTGTCTCAATCATTCCATCGTCGGACTTCACAGATAGAACCTGTGCTTGGTCGTTCGCTGGATTGAGCACAACAGAGGTCTCCACAAGCTCGATGTTGTTGAACGTGCGTCCACCATCGTCGTTCTTCTCGTAGTCTGCACTGCGGAAGCCGATAGACACTGAGCTAACAGCGTTGCGCTTCATGAGCTTATAGACATCAGAGCCTTTGGTGGTCTCTGTGTAGAGCACGCCTGTGCCAACTACACCATGCGTGTCGGCCTTGAGGTCTGTCCACTCACCAATGATAGATGTGTGGTCATGCTCATAGAACATAGGCAGCTTCTTGGCGCTTGGGTCGAACTTGGCAATGTAGCTGTCCAAGGAACCTTTGGCCATTACGTCATTGACCACATCATTGTTGCCGAACGTTGTCAGGTAAGCTGAGATAGTGCCGTCAGGGGCATCAGCTTTAGCCTCAATGTGTAGCGGAATTGATTTACTGATCATCTGCATCAGGTTCTTCCTCTTGTGGGGTTTGTGTTGGTGCCACTGGCTTATCTTCTTCAGCCATAGGACTGTAGCCCATAAGGGCACGAGCTTCGTCAACTGTAAGAAGGCCAGAGCCAACTGCATCGACAGCCACAGCGGTAGACTGCTGCAAGTCTCCACGAAGGAGGTCAGAGCTGTCAAAGCGAATGGTCAGGTTAGTGCCAGCCAACAGGCCAGCGGCTAGTTTCTGCTCAATCAAGGTCGTCAGGGGAGCTACACTGTCACGATAGAACGCTGTGTTGCGCACCTGAACGTTGCTGTACTTAGCCCCACTAAAGATCTCTAGCATGTGGCTAGGGATGCGGAAGACAGCACCAATGCGGGCTGTAGTCTGCTCCTTCAGGGACTGAATGTCACCATCAGCAGGACTGAGTGGCTTTAGCTGTTGGAAGGTAGCGCCACCACCAATGACAGCAACAGAACCGCGTGTGGTGCCACCTCTGCCAAACTTGCGTGACCAAGCGTCTGTGAACGCCTGAGCAGTAGCTGGCTCAACATCATCAGGAAAGCTAACGATGCCAGAGGCTGACGTGCCGTTGACGAATGTGTCAGCGATCAGTGCATCAACAGCATTGTCGATAGCCACAAGACGTGATGTCTGCTTTACCCGCGATAGGCCCTCCGCATCTGCACCAACGAAGTCACGAAGGTGAATGATCTCACGCTCTGTGTAGACCTTCTTGTTGAGGATGAATGTGCGCTTGCCCGACATGGACAACACAGTCTCTACCTCAGAAGCTGGCAGTGGCACTAGCTCAACAACCTTACCAGATGAAGTAGTAATCTTCTGGATGTAGCAGTTGCCGTAGAGCATAAGATCAACGACAATTCCGTAGAGAAACTCATATTGGCTTTGTGAAGCGTTGGGTGCCTCAAGCAGATCGTTGACGTAGTGTGTCACAGGGCTGAAAGACTTGTCGCCCTTCTGCATTACAGCCACTGGAAGCTGGGACACAGCGGTCCCTAATACGCTAAGGCATGTGAAGACTGTAGCGTTGGTCATCGCGCTCTCTGGCGTTACTTCCTGCGCACTGTGTGGGTTGGCACCAATAGCGAACGTGAAGTTGCTGTTGGTGATTGGGATGTCGTCGTTAGCATCAGAAGGCCGCAGCCAATCTAAGAGTGATGGCATAGTGTGCCTCCTTGTTAATCCATGTAGAACGTGAAGCTCTTTGGCTTCTCCTGTTGCAGTATTGCACGACCAATAGCCATGATCATTGCTACCACAGGG